GCGGGCCAGAGAGACCGCCAGCTTAAGCGATACCTTGAAGTCGTAGGCAGGCAGAGCGATGAATACGCTCTTACCCGCCAGATCGAAGCTCTGCTGAGCCTGCATGTTACACCTTTAGGTTAGGCAGCAGTGGTGATCGCCGTCCAAGTCGTCGAGCCGTTGGTGTTAATGTAGGCACGGTCATTGGTGGTGGTGCCGTCGGTGCGCAGGTACAGCGAACCCTTAGCTGCCGAGACGGTCGGAGCGCCCGAACCAACGTAGATACCGAGACCAGCAGTCGAGCTGATGAGAATCGCCGACATGCCGCCAGCAGGGGGGGCCGTGCCGCTATCAACAGTGAGGTTGCTAGTAAGGGAGGTATTTGCACCGAAGGTGCCAGTGACGGTTTCGACGCCGGTAACCGGGTCAACCGTGATGGTCTGGAAGCCGTTCTGCGAACGAACCGGACCCGAGAAAGTGGTATTCGACATAGTTTATCTCCGTGTAGCAGCACAACCCCACGCCATCTCTGCTACGTCTGCTAGGTCAGTTGGCGTGAGTTAGGAATCCTAGGTGCTTAGGTATATCAGAGCCGGGCGCATAAGAAAAGGGGGAGAACCGAAGCTCTCCCCCTTCCCCCTGTCTCCTTAGGCAGCGCCTTCGGAAAGGCGCTTATAACGGAAAATCCATCCCTTGTAAGGCCCCCTTGTGAGGGGCTTCTCCGACTTCACAGCACGATTTACCGTAGGTGGTGTCAGCCCGTAAGCTTCCCGCAGAGCTACAATGCTAGGGAACAATATGGTCTCACCTGTAGGGTTCACAGCCTCTATAGCTTTACTGACCTTAGCCTTAAACTCATCGGAACGCGGCTTCCCGTAATTGGGGTTACCCGCACCGGAGAGGGTGGTGCTGATCTTGGCACGGGTTTCTGCCGACTTGGGCCTCCCTATAAGAAACTGCCTGATCTTCTCACGTGACTCAGGCGTATGGGCCCGCCCCCGGCTATGTATCCCAATTTGCTCACGTGCCGTATCGGTGTGCTTGTACCCCCACGTCGGGCTCCGCTCGCCGACCATACCTAGCGCAGGCGCTGTAGCGTCAATACCTATATTGTAGCAGTAGTCCTTACCGACATGCTCCTTAAGCCAACGATTCTCAGCTTCGAGGAGCAGCGTACGGTCCTCAACTTCCTCCACTACGACAAACACAAATGCTTGTTCGCCATACTTGACCCAAGCCGCTTGTAGGTGTCGGTTGTTATGCTTACCGGTCCGCAGCTCAGAGAAGTGCCTGCTTTTGCGTTTGCGCAGGCTCACAGCACTCCCAATGTAGAACTTGTTATTCACGACGTTGATGATCTTGTAGATACCTTGGTTCATGGTGACCTCCTGCTCTTGGGGTACACGAACTAACCAGATAACACAAGAGATAAAAAAGAAGGGGGCCGAAGCCCCCTTCTAATCCACGGAAAACCGTGAGTTTTCTTAGGCAGCGCCTTCGCTGCCGTACATTCCGAGCGGATCCGACCAGCCAAAGCTGTAGCGTTCACGGGCCTTGTAACGGACGTTCCCGGTGTCGAAGTCTCCATCCATGGAGGTAGCCATCGGCGTACGCACGAAGTGCTTCAGACCATTCGGCACGTCGGTGGTCAGGAACCACGCGTCGGTGTCGGTCAGGAAGTGGTTAACGGTGTAACCCTCCGGAATCGACCCGTTGGTCTTCAGCGCGTTGATGTCGTTATCGGCAGTGCCGACACGCAGTTCCGTCTCAAGGATACGGGTAGCAACGAACATCAGGCTCGGCGGAACCACCAGCTTGCGCGGCTTAGCCGCAATCAGCAGGCCACGTTCATCGGTCCAGCCAGTGATCTGAATGACAGCCGCTTCAAGCGACGTTTCGTTCAGGTCCGCAGCGGTGCTGGGGATGTTCGAGTTGACGCCGCCCGAGACCAGCGGGTGAGCGTTCGAGAACAGCGGCTGGCCATCGCCACCGGGGAAATCGGAGTCGAAGCCATTGTTCAGGACCGCAGCAGCCTTGGTCTGCTTGGTGTACGCCATGGCGCGAGCCAGAGCCTTCGTGTACCGCGACGACAGACTGTCGTACAGGTTGTCTTCGATAGCTTCTTCCGTGAGCGAGAACCCGAGGGCAATCGTTTCATGGTTGTAGCGAGCAGTGAAGACTTCCTGCGCGTTGTCGTAGCGGATTGCACTGCCTTCGTTCTTAACCGGAGCAGCCGAGAAGCCCGACAGCTTGGTTTCTTCTTCGAACGAACGCTCGGAGCTTTCCGTGTCGAAAATCTCCTTATGCTCTTCGCCGTAGCGGGCGTATTCCAGACCGAACAGGGCGTTCAGGCCGGGCAGGAGCTCCTTAAGGAGCTGTGCGCGTGAAATTGCCATTGGTCAGTCTCCTTACACGCCGGTGGGGTTGAGGTACTGGTGCATGCCCTGATTCCACTTGACGATGACCTCGGTGTAAGAACCGGGGTTACCGACGGTGGTGGTTTCAGAGACGACATCCACGATACGCACCGGCCACGTCGAGGTGGTCCCAGTGGTCGAGCTCACGGCAACCTTCGAGTTACCCGTGGTGGTCGAACCGCTGTTCTGGACCAGAACGGCGTTGCTGCCAACCGCAGTGCGGTTGACGTAGCTGATGGTGGTGCCGCTCGACACCACGGCGACCTTGAACAGAGCGTCCGGGTCATCGAGCACGTAGGCCATGACGTCGGCGATGTTCGTGGTACCGGGGTAGTACTGGCGGAAGGTCTTACCAAACACCGGGTCGGTGTAGGTGCAACCAAGGAAGACACCAACCGGGGTCGCAGCGTTGGTACCGGTGTCCTTACCGAGCGTACCGGTGCTTTCCAGCTTCACGAGGTCACCATAGTAGATGGCCGTCGAGGAGTTGGTAGCAATCGGGATCATACGGGTGGAACCGGCAAACACCTGACCACCGATCAGATTGATCGGAAGAAGCCCGTAGGGGGCGTCAACAGTGGGGTATGCCATGTTAAACTCCTAGCTTACCTGCTTTTGCCAAATGACGTCGTAGACCGTTTCTCGTTGAAGAGAGGCATACGGGCGTCGTTCTCACGCATGAAGTTGTTGTCCACGGAGTCCATCTGGTCCTGATTCTTACGCGCAAAGAACTCCTTGCGCTGGTCCATCAGTTCCTTCGGGGCCTTGCACAGCAACAGACCTGCGACTTCGATGTTGTCTTTGAAGCGGCTATCCGCATCCACAAACATGCGGAATTGGGGCTGCTCTTCGATCCGGACCGGCTCCCACCCCTCACGAAGTTTCGCGGAGATGTTACGCGGGTCGTTCTGTCCGAACGTGGCGACACGCACCCAGCGGTACGCATAACCGGCCTGCTTGTCCGGTTCCGGCAGCATCGAAGCGGGCTGCCAGACCTTCGGGCGTTCAGCCTGTTCGCGTGTTTTGCGAGGAGCACGAGTTGACCCGAGGGCGTCATCAAGTCCTGCAGTAAGTTCACGATCCATCTTAGTTCTCCGTCTTCATCACTTCGCGGGCATACTGTTCAGGGGTGAGCCCGAACTTCTTAGCGATTGCCAGCTGGGACTTGGTGAGCACGATCTTCTTGGGGGATCGACTACGAGAAGCGGGAGCTACGACCGTGGGCGGCTTGGACTCACGCGAAGTGGGCTTGGCCACTTCTTCCCCGAAGTAATCGGGGAAACGACGGCGCATAGTTGTGTCTACTGCGCCCCAATATTCGTCGGTTCCCGCGTACTGCGGTCCCCGTTCGTTTATGAGCTTCTGGTGAAGCCCAAGAGCGGCTGCAGTCATTTCCGGGTCGGAGCCGTACCACGTATTGCGCTCTTGCCACGCAACAGTCTTGGCATCCAGACGCGGAGTCTGCACCTGCTGTACTGCTTGTTCTACCTCAGGTTCGGGAGCCTGTAAAGTAGGACGATAACTATTGATCTGCTGCAGCCTGTAGGCAGCATTACTCATCTTTTCTTGGGCGTCGGTCAGCTTTTCAGCATCGCCCGACTCGTAAGCCTCGCGGTACTCACGCTTGGCCCGCTCCATCTCGAACTCGGCGTTCTGCTTGACACTCCCGACGAGGGTCTGCTCACCGTGCGACAGGCTCTCCTTGAGCTTGCGGTTCTCCTCCAGCAGGCGCTGGGCAGCAGTAAGAGCCTCGGCCTTCTCGCGCGCTTCGCGTTCTTTCTCGCGGCGCTCGTCGTGCCAGACCTTCTTCATCTGCTTGAGACGCGTCTTGACCTTCTCGGAGTACTCTTCGAGCTCGTCAGCCTCAAGTTCGTCAACGATCTCCTTGGGCATGGGTTCACGCCCACGATCTTCCGGAGGAGTGTCGTCCTCTACGTCGATAATAGGCGCATCGGGCTCTTCGCCCTCGATCTCGAACTCGAAATCGTCGTCATTCGGCTTAGTAGCCATGTCTTCTCCTTTGTACGAGTTACGCTCGTTAAGCGGCACTGAATTGTGCGGCAGCAGGACAGAACTGATTACCCTTACGGCGGTTCTCCGCTCGCGTAATCACCTGTAGGTTACTTAGTACATGCAATCCGCATACAGTTTTCCCTTTAACTGGTACGATATGATCGACTTCGTATTGGGGGAAGATACTGCAAAACAGGTACATGCCGTCCATCTCCACCTTATCCCCAGCGGAAACTGGAAAACGGGCAAGCATACGGCGATGTGCACGGTCGGCAGCGGAATACCATCGGTTCCG